GGCCGCTGCGGTCGACCAGGTCGCCGCGCACGTCGATCGGCTTGCCGTTCGGATTGCCGGCGACGACCTTGTAAGTGTTCGGATCGACCAGGACGTCATCAGGCCCCATCTTGATCGGCTCCTGCTTGCCGATGTGCTTCTGCAAGAGCGTCATTGCGGCCGCTGTCGCGCCAGGCGTGCCGACCCTGAACAGCGCCTTGATACGTTGCGCCATTTCGGGCGAGAGCCCGGCGCGGCCGACTGCTGCAGCTGCCTCGGCCTCGTTTCGCGGGCCGAGAGCCTCGACCTTGCCCTGCCACAGCTTCATGAAGTCGCCCGACGTGATGTTGTCGACCGAGCCGAACTGCGCCTTGAGTTGGTCGGGCACGTTGCCCCAGATCGCCGCCTTCGCCCACTCCTCGCCCTTTTTCCGACCCTCGGCGGTCGAGAGCATGCTCTGCCATGCCGGCCGATCGGGCGCGCTCGCGTGCGCGCTCAGGCCACCGATGCCTTGCTGGTGAGACAGATAGAGCTCGGTCGCCGTCGGCTCGCGTCCGAAGCGCCGCGTCAGCGCTTCCTTGTTCTCGCGCAGCCGTCCCGCCGCGATGGTCGCATTCTCGACCGGGTTGTTGATGTCCTTGCCGCCGCGCGCGGCAAAATCCTCCGGGTCGAGCATGAACAGGCCGCGATATTTCCCGGTGCGAGCGTTCGGGTTGAGGCCCGACTCGATCTGCGCGAACCGCCGGAATTCCTCCGGGTTGAGCCCGTTTTTGGTCGCGATCTCGTCGAGATGCTCGAGGCCTGCGGGAGACGCGCGCGGCGCCGGCGGCATCAGCCTATTTGTGGGCTGCTGCGGCCCTGCCGCATCGACCAGGCCCGCGAACGCCTCGCCCTCGCGGCGTCGCGCGCGCTCCTCTAGTAGCGCGTCGCCGACCTTGTCGAGGCGCGTCCAGTCGATTTGCGGGACGACCAGCGGGCCCGGCAGCTGCAGTGGATTGACGCCCATATCACTTGGCTCCGGCGTAGGCCTTCGCGGCGTTGCCGCCGAGCGACATGAGGCCGTTCCAGAAGTTGCCGCTTGCCGACATCTGCGCGTTCGCGGCCGCGGTGTTGCTGTTGGCGATGCCGCCGGCGACGTTGCCGCGCAGGTTCACCCGGTTGAGCGCGTCGGTGGAGAAGAGCCCGGCCTTGGCGCCGTAGCCCGCGGCCTTGCCGCCGGCGGCGCCGCTCACTGCCTGGAGCTCGGGATTGACGAAGCCGCCGAGCCGCGTGAGCCAGTTGCCGTACTCCTGGTTGGCGAGATTCGAGCCGAGCCGCGTCACCGCGTCGATCTCGTTCCCGCCTGGCGAAAAGCGGCTGGCGCCGCGCGATCCCGCTTCGATCGCCTGGTCGCGCATGAACTCATAGCCTGGCCCGGCCTGGAAGGAGCCGACCGCGCGCGTGTTGCCCTCGGCGCCGTTCACGCCGAGCGCGTCGCTGTAGAGGTCGGTTGCCTTGCCGTACTTGCCGCCGAGGTCCGACAGCGGCGTGTACGCGTCGATCGCGGAATCGACCGCTGGCAAAGAGCCCGCCATGCCGGTGTCGAGATCGGACAGGCCCTCGGTCTTGTACTTCTCGTACTCGGCCTTGTTGGCGGCCGCGGCCTTCTTGGCCGAGCTGCCAGTAAAAACGTCGAACAAGCCCATTTTGGCGTCCTTTACATATCCGGCTGCATCAGCCGCGGGTCGCGGGTCACGCGCGTGGGAGCGAGAATGTCGCCGAGAGATTCCCCTTGATCGGTGAAGCGCCGTTGCCCTTTGCGCGCCTCCTCGGCGGCTGCGACGGTCTGCGACGGCGTCGGCGGTGCTGACTCGACCTTCGCTCGCGGTGCGCGCGGCGGCGTGCGCAGGTTCTTCTCGAGGTCGAGGCGTGCGGTCTCGGCGCCGGTCATCGACGGAGTCGACGGGTTGCGCTTGATGAACTTCGACGTGGCCAAATAGCCGCCGGCGCCGCCGCGGCCGAAGTTGGTCATCGCGTCGGCGACGCTCGCGTTGTCGATCGCCGCCTGCAGGCGAGCGATATTGACGTCGCTCAGGTCCTTGCTCGCTGCCTCACGCGCCGCGCGGAGCTCCTCCTGCGCGTCGGGGCGCACCAAGAACTGACCGACGGCGGACTCTGCGCCGAATACGCCCATGGCGCCGACGTCTTGCAGCGTGTTCCACTTGGCGCCGGCTGGCTTGTAGAGATCCGCCATGTTGGCAACGCCGGGGTTGACGGCATAGCCCTTCGCGCTCGCAGGCGCCGACACGAATGGCACATCTGCGCCGGCGCCGCCCTTGCGATAGAAATCGTTGATGCGCCCGACGCGGTCGGTGACGCCGCCCGCCGTGTTGGCGACGAGTGCCTCGGCATTGGCTGCCTTATTCGCGGAAAGTTTGTTCGTGCCGCCGACGACCAGAGCTCGCGCGCCGAGGCCTGCGAGGCCTCCGGCCACGTAGCCGATCGGCTGCGAGTAATCGCGGAGAGCTCGCCGCCAGGGCGACACGTCGTTTTCGGCCTGCGCGAGCTTCGCCTGGCCCTGCTCGCGCTGCTGCGCCTTGGTCCGCCCCTCCTCGGCCTTGCGCTCGGTCTCGGCCTGCTGTGACCTGGCGAGCGCCGCTTGGGCTCTCGCGGCCTCAGCCGTCGCGCTGGCGGTCTCGCCCTGCACACGCAGCGCCTCGGCTCGTTGCGCGGCCTCCTCGCGCGACCGCTCGAACGCGTCGAACTTCTCCTTGGCGGCTATCGTGGCTGGACCCATCACGCCGTCGATTGGTGCTTTTGGACCGACGTAATAGCCCTTCGCCTTGAGATCGGTCTGCAGTTGCATGATCGCTTCGCGGTCGGCGGCGCCTGGCGCCTGCGCGTAGGCCTGCGTCGCGTCGGGCTCGCGCTTCCAACCCAGCGGCAGCTGCTGGCCGCCCTTGCGGTTGGTCGCGTTCCTGCGCGCGGCCAAGACCAGGTCGGCGCCCGGCACCGGCGCGAGCATGCCGGCGGCCTCGAGCATCTGCTCCGGTGTTGCGCGCTCGGGCGGGCTGGCGACGTCGGTGCCGTACTTCGCACGTGTGCGCTCGGCCGCGCGGGCGAACGGGTCCTCGTCAGCGAACATCACCGGCGGCGGCGCGGGCACCATGCCGGTGCCGATCGCGTGCAGAGCAATCCAGTCCTCGGGCGAGAGATCGCCAAATCGATCGAGTGACGCCATCACGGAATCTCCGAACGTACCTTGGTGACCGTCGCCTGCAGGCGCTCAAGCCACTCGAACAGCGCTTGCGTTGGCTGGCCGGTTTTCGGGTCAATGAGCGGCACCTGCGGCAGCGGCAGTGGCTTGAGCGGTTGCGATGCTGTCGGCATGGTCAGGCTGCCAAGTCTGTGATGCGCGGCGACACCTGTTGCCGCCCGGTCATGAATCCGAGCTCGACGGGGTCGGAGATATCGAGCCGCCAGCGCCGCCCGTTCCAGGAGGAGCGGCCAAGCTGTCCGACGACCGACACCAGGCCCGTCGTCTCGCTCTGCCGGCCGAGCTCGCAGATGAACGGCGCGTAAAACGTCTGGCCGCCGTCGTCGGAGAACGAGACCTCGACCTTCGGCGTCGTCTGAATCGGGTCGACGCCGCTCGCGATGCCGACGCCGGTCACGAAGAAGAAATCAGCGCGGCCGACGCGCTCGCCGACCGGGAACGCCAGCACGGGGCCGGACTCGAGTCGCGTGCGCAGCGGGCTGCCGACCTCGTCCTTCGCGGTCGAGAGGATCTCGCGGATGTTGCCGGTGTTGTTGTCGCCGCACAGCCATTTCGAGAACGCGCTGATGCCGCCAATGAGGCGCGAGAATTCCGAGCCGTAGCTCTTGCGCTCGTGCCAGTCGCCGGTGTTGAGGTCGTAGACCCACGTGAACGTCGGCGCCGTCACCTGCCAGAACGCGTGGCCGCGGCTCATGTAGACGCCGGTGTGAATCGTGGTCTTGTCGCTCACCGCCTCGATCAGCGCGTCGAGGTCCGGCGGCGAGATGCCCTGCGCCTCGTAGCCGACGAGCTTGTTCACGCGGTTGTCGTCACCGACCCACAGCAGCGCCTTGCCGAAGCCGTCCTCCCAGCCGGCGATGCAGTACGGGCCGGCGATGCCGCGCGGGATCACGGTCGAGCGCGCGAACGGAAACGGCGAGGTGCCCTGGTTGGTCCACACCTCGGTCGAGCCCGGACCCAACAAGAGCAGCAGCCCCGAAAACGGGATGGCGCGCGTCAGCGCGTCGGGCTTGCCCTCGGCGGCGCCGAACGACAGCGCATTGACTGCGGTCGAGTTCAGGTCGGTGGCGTAGGCGCGGCCGTTGCCGGTCGTGAACACGAGGTAGCCGTCGATCGCGCAGACCGAGTTGACCGCCGGCAAATCCGCGTCCGGGTAGCTGTTGGTCACGCTCGTGGGCGTGAAGGTCGCGATGTTGCCGTCCGGGTCGACGAACACCTTGTCGGGGGTCGCGGCGTT